GCGACCATCGCCGTCAGCATGCCGTAGGCTTGCGTCGTCGAGGCCGCGACGTACTTGCCGGGCGGCGGAAACTGATCCTCGGACAGCTCGGTTACAAACAGCGCGTCGCTGCTCATGGCGAACTCAGTAGCCGTGGCCGTAGCCGGCCACGGCTGGCTCCAGTGCCATGCTCGACGGCACCAGGCCCTTGTGCAGCTCGGGCGGCGGCATGAGGTAGTCCTTGAGCTTCGGCACGAACTGGTCGGTCGCTCCCCAAATGGCTCCCTCGATGGCCGCGACGATCATTGTCCCGGTCGTTGTCCCACGGGGGTCGCGGTACGCCGCAAAGCCGGTGAACAGTCCGCCAATCACCACGTTGTCGATGCGCGTGATGCGCCGGCCGACGAGCACGGCGATGGTCGCCCCGAGCGCGCCCGCCGCGACGGCGACCTTGACTCGCTGGGCGTACTGTTCTGGCGTGAGGGAAAGGACGACTTCTGACATGCCCGCAAGGCTAACCGGCCGACCCATGGCCGCTCAAGTTTTCTGCGTCAGACTCGCCGCTCTCCGGTTTTCGCCGCGTAAACGCGCACGATCTTGAAGCTCGGAGAGGATGGCTCGCGGCCAACCGTGACCGCTCGGTCGTGTTTGCCCAGCGCCGCGCCGATGCGCGCAAACGTCTTGGCCCCGGTCAGCTCGGGGTACGGACCCCACGGCCCCTCACCCACCATCGGTTTGTGGTCCCGCGTCAGCGGCCACACGTAGTAGCCCGTGGCGTTCGGCTGCATCGCCCCGTAGCTTTCGATGGCCGACTCGTCCACCCAGTATTCGAGCCGGTAGCTCTGCTCCGCCCGGTTGAGCGCCTTGACCAGCAAGCGCGGCTCTTGGCCTCGCTGCATTTTCACTTCCAACACTTCCACAGGCGTCCCTGCCAAAAGCCAGGGCCCGGTGAACTTCACGGTCATCCCCATCACCAATTCGTCGCCTTCGCGGTGACGCGAGCGGCGATTGGGCGTCTGCTCGATCTGCGCCAGCATTTGGTAATACGTCCCGTCTTCAGCGAGGTGATCCATCGCGATCTCTTGAGCTAGCTGCCACTGCTCCGGCGTCGCCGGTTGGCCTGGCACCTGCGTATGCTCCAGCTCGTGCTTGGCTCCGCGCTCCAGTTCGGCAGGCTCGAAATCCTCGGTCTGCATGCCAGCGGCTCGCCCGCCGGGGAGCTGCTCCGCGAACGGCGAGTAGGCGTCGTTGCGCTTGTGCTTCTTGACCGCTTGGCGCTCCTCGCGACGAATCCCCGTTGCGTACCGTCGCATGGCTCGCTCGTCCTCCCTCATCATGCGGTCGCTTTCTGTTTGTGATGGTTCCGGCGCAGGCGGGCGCAATACGGGCGGGCGCGGTGCCGGCGCCGTCTGCACCTCGCCGAGCTTGGCACTCAGCTCTTTGACGTACTGGCCGAGGCCGGGGTCCGCGGCGCTGCGCCATCCCAGGACGTGATTGTCATACACCCAGAACTGCCCCATGAGCGTCGCGTGATTGCGTGGCCGCCCGCGCTGCCAGACCTGCACGGTGTAGCGCTCCCGATGCGGGATCTCGTGCGACGGCTTGATGTCCACGTCGTACCCGCCCATGTACTGGGCGAAGTGGTTGATGTCGTGCGCGGCGCGGAGAGCGGGGCTTTCGTTGCTGCTCGGGTTCCCAAACAGCTTGAGGGGGCTACGCTCCTTCGCGAATCCAAACCCGGTCTGCTCTGACAACTGCCGGAGCTGGTGAGAGTAAGACTCGTCGAACAGCTTGGCCTGCGCGGCGTCGAACTTGCCAAACACGCGCTCCGCGGCAGCGCGCTGGAGCCCGGCTTGAAAGCGTGCGTTGGCCGCGTCGTAACGGACTCCTTTACCAAAGGCATCCTGCGCCAGCTCGCCGGCCACGATGCCGATGTTCGTGCGCGTCGGCTCGGAGCCGGCCTTAACCGAGAGCTTGGCGCGCTTGTTCGTTTGCATGCTGCCTCACTGGTGATCGCACTTTGCTGGTGGCCCGGCCGCGCTGGCTTCGAGCGCCGCCCACGTCCTCGGACCCACAATGCCGTCGCACGCAAGCCCGGCGTGTGCCGCTTGGAAAGCTCGTGCCATCTTAACGGTGACGGAACCGAACGTGCCAAACTGCTCTCCGGCCAATACGACCAGTACCTCGGCTGCGTCAGCGTTGCCGCAGAGCAGACGCTGAGCGCGCTCGACGTCCGTCCCAGACATGCGCGGTGTTTGGAGCCGCAGCGTACGCGGCGGCAGCACCGATCCGTCGGGCATCGCTTCGCCGAGCGCCTGGGCTCCCTTTTGGATCGCGGCTAGCAGTGCGCGGTGGTGGTTCGCGATCCGCGCTTCCCGCGTCGGGCCAAAGCCCTGGTAGTAGGTCGTGTCATACATAGCCGTGCTCACTGCCATGATGTCGCCCTTCGTCGCCGCCACCAGCACCGTCGGCCGTCGCTGGTACGCCACGCGCGCCAGGTCGGCTGCCCCCGCATCATCGTCGGCGTACTTGCGGAAGCAAATGCGGTACGGGACACTGGTGCCCGAACTGGTCGGAGTGGTGTCCGTGTACTCGAAGCTCTTGGCGGGGTCGCAGGGCGTTCGTCCGCTCTGAATGGCTCCCCAGTTGTGGCTGCCTTTGCCGTTGCCGCGCCAGCCTTGGCCGTATTGGGTTTCCAACCAGCCGATGCCTTGAAGGATCTGCGCTTCGGCAATCTTGGGGGCGTGGCCGAACGTGCGCCGAAAGCCCTCGACGACGTGATCGCGTGCCTCTTGGTGGTTCACTTTACTCTCCCAGCTTCTTCAGCTCGTCGATTGTTTCCGGCACGGTGGCGAGCAGCATGCCCATCCCGACCAGTGCGGCGGCCAGAGCCGCCATGTCGCGGGCGGCATTCGGCACCTCACTACTGCGTCGGAATCCGGCGGCGCGGTAGTGCGCCTCCTCGAACGTGGCCGCATCTTCGTCGAGATCACGTGCGGGCGCGCGCGACCACACCACGTGATCGACGACGGCTTTGCCCAGCACGAACCCGCCGACCGCCAAGGCCCCCGCCAACATAAGCTGGGCGTTTTGGTGCTCCATCTAGCGGTCCCGCCGTCGTTCTTCTGCTAGCTCAGCTTCGGATTGCCACTGGTCCTGCAAATCGTCAGCGGCTCTTTGGGCAACTTGCTTAGCCGCCCAAGCCGTCATCCAGCCTTGATCTTCGGAAATTTGCGCGAGCGCTGCGACGAGAAGATGCACCCCGTACTCGTCACAAAGGTTTGTTAACTCGTCGTAGTCTTTTTCGCTCAGCTCGGCTTTCCAGCGGCCGTGCCAGCCTTCTTCGAGCGGCGCGAACGAGTCGATCACGACCGTCTTCATCTCCATCACTCCATCGTCGCGCTGACGGGCAAAAGCATGAACGCGCCCGGCGCCGCGAGCTTGAGCCCGCACTGGGCGACGTCCTGCGGCACAGTGAGCTTGCGCCCCGCCTCGCACCATTGCGCTCCCACTCCGCCGCCAGCGCGTTGCTTGCGCGACACCTTCATGCCGTGCGTAGCGAGCCACGCGGCAGGTTCGTTGGGGATGCTTTTGACCGTGCCGTCCGGGCTGCGCCAGAGCACGTAGACGCTGAACGTCACGCGCTCCGCCAATCCGATTTGTTGCCCTACGGTGACGCGCTCGCCCGGCTGCACCTGCACCTGCATGCCGCCCTTGCTCGGGTCGCCCTCGTAGACCAGCACGGTGGGCTCGATGCCGGACGCGAGGCAGACGGTGTTCGCGGTCGTGCGGAACACCGTGCCGCTAGAGCCGGCGTAGACCGGCCCCTTGCCCAAAAACGAGTCGATGGTCATGCCGTTCACGCATGGCGTGCCTCCGGCGCACCGCACCGCGAAGCCGTCAGCGACCACGGCACGCGCCGGGTGGTAGAGCGCGCGGAACAGAGCTGCGGAACCCAACACGCCCCAAGTGAGCGCGGCGACGGGAAAGGACATGCGTCAGAGGCTACGGTGCCGGGTTGTGGAGGGTCAACTTTCCGGTGCCGCGTCTTCACCGCAGCCCCTGCGGCCGAGCTTTGCCCGCGTCGAAGCACTGGAGCTGGCACGGGCCGACGTAGCCGATGCGATGTCCCGTGACCGCCTCGGCGATGGCGTCGGCGGTCATCTCGGTCGCGTCGTGGTCGCGCTTCTCCCAGCTCTTGATCCACCGCGCCCACTGCGCATCGGTAAAGTCCTCTCGCTTGCGCTCTAGCACCTTGCGCTCTTTCCCGAGCGCGTAGCGTCCGGGGTAAAGAAAGTCCGTTGCGTGGCCCAGTTCGTGCGCCATGACGGCCAGCACAATGCCTTCGTCCAGTTCAGCCAGTTCGGGCGCGACCACGACGCCGCGGCCGTCGTCCCGGCACGCCGCGAAGTGCCGCGGGCTGTCATGCACCCACGGCGCGCAGTACAGGCGCGTGCGCTTCGTCAGCATTAGCCCCGCCGCCAGGAATATCTCCTGCACCGCGAGGTAGTACGGCTCGACGATCAGAAAAGCGTCGTCAGCCGTCAGCTCCGTCGCGAGGTCTTGACACTCGGCGGCGCCCACTCAGCCTCGGACGCCCTGCCCTCGCGCCTTCAGCGTCGCCATGGCATTGGCAATGTAGGGCCCGCTGACCTTGCCCTCGGCTTCGCCGGCCTTGAGGTGCCGTTGGCACTCGTCGGGCGTCAGCGTGATCATCAACAGGCCGCGGCAACTCCGGCAGCCGACGTTGGGGTGGATCGCTCCAAATCGCGGTTCGTATTTCCAGCCCGGAGGCACCTGGCGCGCGAGGCCGTAGATGAATTCGTCCCAGCTCACTGTGATCGCGTTGGGGATGCCGCAGTTGTCGCACGGCACGGTGTAGGTGATCCCGGTGCCGTCCTCCGCTCGATTCTGCTGCGCGGTGTGATGCGCGTCAGCGCCCATCCCGCCGAGACACCCAAACCCGGAGAGCACGCCTCGAATGTCCGCAAAGTCGTCGCTGCTCATTTGTCCGCTTCCTCCTCAGTGTCTTTCTTGGGCTCCGGCGCGTCGTCGGCGTCCGCTTTCTTGGCGGCCTTCTTCTCAGGCTTCTTGGCGGCCGTCTTGGGGATCGCTTTCTTGCGGTCGTTGCCCGCGCCGGAGAGTAGCCGAACGCCCATCTCGTGGCCACCGGCCGCGGCGAGGCCCGCAAACGCGCCAATTACGAGATTGATGATGATGTGGCGCGCATTTGCGCCAGCTCCGGCCGTGAGCAATGAGCCGACAATGGCGGCCGGCAGCACCTTGAAGCGCGAGGGTAGCTTGTCCCACGTGCTCGGAGCGAGCTTGCGCCACACGAACACCAGGGTGCCCACCGCGACGGCGACGGCGGCAAACCAAAGCTGCGGGTCGATTGCGTCTACCTGCGCGCGCAGGTGGCTAAGCCATGGGATCATTCTGTCCTCACTCTTCTTCTGTTAGCAGCGAGAGCCTGCGTTGCGCGCTCGCTCCAACTGGTGGCACCGAGTCTACCCGGCGCACCAGTTGGATCAGATTGTCGAGCGCGTGGTGAGCGTCGTGCTCCGCGCTCACCTGCTGGCTGAACGCGGCCACGATGCGACGCTTGACCGAGCCCCCCGATAGCTTGACCGGGTACGTCGGCGGTTCTTCGAGCGGAAACTCTACTTTGGCGGCTGGCGATACCATGCTTCTAGCGCTCCCGTTACGTGGCCAACTTTTTCAGTGAGGTTTTGCACGGCCTTGGTCGTGTGGTTGGTGTAGGTCGCGAACTCCTCATCCGTAACCGTGCGACTCGCGCGAGCTTCGTAGTGCTCCACGCGCTCGGTGAGCTTGGTGATGACAGTCTCAACCGCAGCGACTCGATGCGTGAGCAACTCGGCCTTTGCAAAGGGCTCCGATGACTCCGCGAGCTGCTTCTTGATCGGACGCCCGATGGCGACCCAGCTTGCGCCGAAGCTGGCCGCGGCAGCGCCCACTAGGGCTCCGAGTGCGTCGAGCGTGGAAACGTCCATATCACTCCCATCACGACGGGTTGCTCCCCGTCCAGACATAGATGCCCATGTCAGGGAACGCCCGGTGGGGCGGCCCTCCGACGTTCGTGCCGTACAAATTCGAGAACCCCTGGTCGATGCCTGAGAAATCCCAGGTGCCAAGAATCATCTGGTCAGTGCGCGACGCTGTGATGATCAGCTCGTCTCCCTTTGCGATGGTGAAGTACGTGCGAAACATTGAGAGCGTGGCCTGGTCGCTGAAATTGGGGTCCGCCACGCCTTGCTCGAACTGTCCAAACGGCGGACCGCCGCCAGGCGGCGGCGGCGTGCCCGGAGGCAAGAACGGGCGGCCAGCTCCGGTCGCGCTCGTCAAGATCCCATCACCCGGCACGTTGATCGTCGTCGCGCGCAAGTTGCTGACGGCCGGGGCGCCGCTCGGCTCAGGCTGCTGGTACAGGATGGATTCGAGCGCGCTCGGGAGCAGCAGTCGCTGCGGGCTGTAACCCACAGGAGTACCCGTTGGATCTGGAGCGCCGCCGGTCTGCTTGCTGATGTGATATGGCTTTCGCCGACGGCGAAAGTCGGCGACGTTGCGCATGCGCCAATGGATGCCGTACGTGTACGGGAAGATTTCGGGGGGCTCTACCGTGCCCAGGCCGCCGTAGGACACGACCGGAAACCAAATCTGGACCTTTGCTCCGAGCGGCACTTCGAGCCCGGCGAGCAGGTAGGGTGAGAATCCCGGCGTTCCAGCGTCGGCATCGACGACGCCGGGAAACGCTATTGGGACACCCGCCTCTTGGCCTTGATAGACGTTCTCAAAATTGTCGAACGGCCGCAGCACCCTCTCAAGGGTGAACTGTGCATCAGCAAGAACTACATCGCTCATCTCACGTTCCTCGCTTGGTAGGCTCGGTAGGCACAGTAGCCACCGACGCCGAGGCCGACCAGCGCCACGGTGCCGCTGCGCGACGCCTCCGCTCGACCCTCGGGAGCTGACCAGAGCCGGTGAGCCCGCAGCACGTTGCGGCTAGCTCCCAGCAGCAGTAGCCCCGCCCCGGCGCCCCAAGGCCCCGCCAGCACGGCGCCAGCTCCGGCGGCTCCGGCGACCAGCAGCAGGCCGACGCCAGCTCTGCGGCGCAGCGCGGTCGCCTCGGGAGCCCCTCCCGGGGCCGGCGCGGTGAATAGCGCTGGGGTCAGGACCGCCTGGGGCTGGAGCGCGACCGGAGCTTGGGCGGGCGCGGGAGCCGACCGGGCAAATTCGCCCTCGTACTCACTGATCGGCTGCGCCACAAACTCGGGTGCCACGCCAAAAGCCTAGCCGCTTCCCCAGCTCAGGGAAACTTTTGCGCTTCCGAGGTGGCCACCGCAGCCGGCACCTCGACGGGGGACGTTGGTTTCTCTATGGGCGGCGCGGAAACCCGGATCAGCAGCTTCTGATACACCGCAAAGCGGTTAGGCGTGCCTCCCCAGCCACAGCGTCCTCCGGTTGCGAAACCAGAAATCGCGCCGGACACGCTCTTGCAACTCCGCTCGTGAGCGCTGAGCATGCGCGCTGCGGCGTAGCTGGCGACGAAAAAGCTGTAATCCGTCACCCCGACCATTTCCCACCACTCGGTCGAGCTGACTGCTCCGGTGTACTGGATCTGGTACACGCCTCGGGCGCGATGCAGGATGCGACCGCCGGGCATTTTCACCGCGTCGCACTCCTCCGGCCGACAGCGCCCCGCGGCGATGCGCTTGATCAGTCCAGACTCGAACCACGCGATGTCCACGAGCAGCGCGGCCAGCTCCCGCTTCGAGCGTCGCCACACGGGCTGACAGAAGTCGAGCGTTGCCCAGTCGCCTGTGCACGTAGCGGCCTCGACAGCGCACGCGGTGCCCGCTGCGTACGCCTGGAGGTGTCCTTCGTCGCGCACGCCCGGAAGCGAGATCGCGGCGGCGATGATGCCAGCAACCAAAGTCGGGTCTGTCATGCGCGGCACCATACCGACGCGCTCTGTGCTGGGCAACTTCTCAGAAGCGCAATTCCGTTGTGCGCGGAACCGTCACTCCGCTTCGAGCCAGTCACACTGCGTCGGCTTGCTCGGGTTCCGTTTCAATTCCCGAGTCTTGCCGAACAACGTGTCAGCTACTTGTGCATCGGTCAGCGTGTAGCCCTCGATGACCTCTCGGCCAGCACGCAACTTGCGATCCAGCATCACGCCGATTTCTTCGTCTACCGTGCCCGGCGCATCGTAGTAGAAAATCGTCACTTGGTTTTTCGTGCCGATGCGGTGGATGCGATCCTCGGCCTGCTCCAAGTGGAACGGCGACCACAGGCGTTCGATGAAATACGCTTCCTCGGCCCGCGTGAGCGTGTGTCCTTCGCGCGCCATCGAGAGAGAGCACACGAGTACGTCGAGGTAGTCGCGCTGCTCGGGCGGCGCAGACTCTGGCAGCCCATCTTGGAAGTGAGTTTTCATGCGCGTTTGCTCGTCCGGCTTGTCCTCCGCCAAAATCGACCCGACTTTCCAATCAGTGAACTGCTTGAACGCGGCCAGCAACGCTTGCTGCACTTCTTTGTGATAGGCCCACACCAGGAACGGACGGTGCGAGCCTTCCCAGTTGTCGCGGCACTGCTCCGCAAATGCTTCGACCTTGCCGATTCCGCATAGCCGCCGGAGCACTCCCAGCCGCCGAAGGGCCTCCGCTTTGGCCGCCGAGTTCATGGCAGCCCAGCCATAGTTCTTTTCGATGTAGCTCAACAGATCGCGCGCCGCGGCGTTGTATTCCTTTGCGGTCACGTCATCGAGCGAAAGCAGCACTGTCTCGCGGGCTTTGGGCGGGAGGTTCAGTACGTCCTTGGTCACGCGCATGTAGCACTTGCCTTGGATGGCCTCGTGTAGCTCCAGCGTGTTGGTGGCGCCGTCATACGTGCGGACCTTGCGACCGCCTTTAACTAACACGTCGTCGGGGCCGCAGAAATACTCGCAGAACGTCCTGAAGTTGGTGAATTGCCGCGGTGACACAAGGTTGAGCTGACCAAACAGCTCTCGCGGACGCCCGTTGTCCATCGGCGTGCCAGAAAGCATAAAGCGGTACTCGATGGGCTGGGCGATTTCCCAGATCGACTGTGCGCGCCGCGAACCGCCGAGCCGCGGCTGCCAGCGGCCACTATCGTCCTTTTTCCACGAGAGCTTGAAATCCTTGAGCTTCTGTGACTCGTCGCAGATGATCGTGCGAAAGCCCTTTTCGGCGAAGTCGTCGATGAGCTTGTGCACGATGTCGTAGTTCACGATCACGACGTCAGCCGCGCTGAAGCTCGCCAGGTCGCGCTTGGCGCCCGTGCTGATCGTGTAGACCGCCAGGTCGGGGCGCCAGAGCTTGCTGATCTCGCGCTGCCAGTTGACCCGCAGCGACTTGTTGCACACAACCAGCATCGGCGTCTGCGCAGCGCAGATGGCTGTAGCCGTCTTGCCGACGCCCTGCTCGAACGCCAAAATGCCGGCCTTGCGCTGGCGGAGCCAAATCGCTCCGTCGCGCTGCCACGGGTGCAAGCCCTCGGGCAGCTCAAAATCGGGCGCTGGCGGCGGCATGGGCTCCGCGGTCTTTTCTTCGACCCTTGCGACCTCGGCCTGAGTGACCGGCGTGGTCTTCACCTCGCGCATGCCGACACTGACTCCGCCGAAGCGTTTCCCATGCAGGAAGCCAAGCTCCTCCATCGACCTGGCGGCAGCCTCGGGCGTGAGCAAGATCGCTCTCACCCGGTCGTTGCTGATCCAGGCCACGACCATCGGCTTGTCCTTCAGGAACACCGTGCCGCCCTCTTGGACCTCGCGTGCCTCGGCGTCGAGCTTGCCCGGCTCGGGCGGGTTGGCCGCTTTCTCTGCCCCCACGCTGGGTGGAGCTGGCGCTGGCGGCGCGGGCAGCGGCAATGGCGCGTTGGGCACGACGAAGATTTCGCCGTCGGGCATCACGCCGAGCGCGCCGGCCAGCGTCGGCACCATTGCGTTCAGGATTCTGATCCAGCCAATCTCGGTGCCAGGGAACAGGGACTCCCACTTGCCTAGCTGGTTCTTGCGATTGCGAATCCCGGCAGCCTTCAGCGCCTCCAGCGTCGGCCGCCACACGTTGTCTTTGAGGAACGGCAACGCCAGTTGCCACATACCCTGGCCGGCATCTTTGAGAACGATCCCCTTCGGCTTCTTGCCGCTGTCGATGACGTTGCCCTGCTCGTCGTACTTCACACCCAGGATGGCGACGTTCATCAGAGCGTCGTAGGTTCCGGGGTAGCCGAGCGCGCTCGACAGTTCCATTGCACTTCCGACGTACGAAGCTGCGTCCGCCGCTCCCGTTTCCCAAGCTCGGCCCGAAGCGTGGATCGCCGCGCTGACCGCTTTACGAGCGTCGGGGAGCTTGCCCTCGACGGCCTCTCGCATGAGCGCTGGGGCCGTTTCGAGCGCATGCTTCAACGCCTCCTGATCCACTGGGCCCGCCTCGGTATAGATCCCGTGCTTCGCGGCGCACACTGGGCCGCACCCGCGCTCGATGCTCTCCGGGTCGCGCAGGATACCGGGGCGCCCCTGCACTTGGCAGAAGATGCAGCGCTGCGCCAGCATCTGCGTGCCGCCCTCTTGCTCGTAGCGGTTCGGCGCGTAGTCGGGGTGTTCGTGCAGCATCACTTGCTCCGTCGGTCCAGCTCTTGTTGCAGGGTGATCAGCTCCAGGCACTCACTTGTTTCTAGCTCGGGCGTGTCTTTGTTGGTTCCCGTCCGCATCAGCCCGACAACCTGGGTGAGCATCGGCATCAGCTCCTTGGGCCGCTTGCCGCTCTCCCGCATGCGGTTCATGGCCGCCACGCTATCTTTGGTGGCGGTCGCCCAAATCAGCACGCGGCTCCGACGCGGATACGTTGCTAGCGCGTCTATCGGCTCACCCACAGTTAGCGCCCGGTCGGGGCTGCCAAAGATTTCTGCACGCTGCTTCGCCATCCGTTCCTTCCCTTCTTTCCCTTGGTTCAGTCCACCCGCCAGTAGCGCAGCTCGCCCAGCTCCGTGTAGTTGCCGTCGTACGAGCCGAGAAAGTGAATGGCGCCGTCGGTGTCCACAGCCTCTTGCGCTGCCGCGTCGATGTCGAAACCGCCAATTTCGGCGGCCTGTTTGATGCCGTCCTCGTCGCCTAAGATTTCTTGCAGGTAGGCGACCGGATCTTTGAGATCCCGTTCCGTCTTCGCCTCGGCGAGATCCTCGACGAGCTTGTCGCGCTCCAGCTCGTCGTCCCCCTCGTCATCCGTGGTGATGTAGTCGTCTCGGTCCAGAGATGATCTGTCCAGTTCGCTCTCCAGCTCGCTGTCGCTCATGTCGTTGAAGTAATCGTAGTTGGAGCTGTGCGTGTCCGACTCCAGATCCCGACGCAAACGCTCGATGTTGATGTTGGACTCGATCAGGTGTCGGCTGAATAGCTCTGGCCGTGTTTCCAGGTCTTGCTTGATCACGGCCAGCGCCAGTTCCTCCATGGCGTCATCGTCGCGCGCCACGACCCAGCTACGCCGTCCGCCGCTTGTCTCAATGAAGTAGAACGTGTCCGTTCCGAACGAGCTGAAGCCCCGGCCGCCATCGTCGATGGCTAGGTCGTCCAGCTCCAATTCCGCCGCCATCGCCGCGAGGACCGCATCCTCGTCATTGAAATCGATTTCTTGCTTGCCCATGACAACTCATCCTTTCCAGACGCCGATTGCTTGCATGTCGCTTCGGAATGCGTGCTGTAACAAGGGTAGCCGCGCCTCCAGCCAATCACGCACCTCGCCCCACGGGCGGTGCATTGCAGTGCCCAGCGCAGCCGAGCCCGTCTCGCCGGGAAGCGCTCCCCACGCAATCGTCGCAGCGAACGAGTCGAGCGGCCGGTCGTGCTGTCTAGCCGGTGTCTCGCCGGACCACGCTTCCCACCAATACTTCGCGTTGGCCATGTAGTGCATGGGCCCCGCCGGGCTCATCAAATGCCAGTGCGCAATCTCGCGGAACTGGGGGAAGCGCTTGACCAGTTCATTGTGAAGCTGGCCGCCGGCCACGGCCATCCAGCGATTGTTGCGCGCCTGCTCATCAATCTCGCCCGTCAGTGAGAAGTGCGGTTCCTGGTTGTGCCGTCGTGCAAAGCCGTAGTCCATGCCGTAGGTGGCGCGAATGCGGTGCTTGCGCCCGTCCTCGCTGTACGTCTTCCATGGGGTCGTGAGCATCATGTTTGTAGCCCGATCCTTTCACACGCTGTCAGTGCTGTCAACGCTGTCACTCTAGCAGCGTTTTTCCTGCGACCGCGCCGAGGCCCAGCGCCAATGCGAGCTGCCAGTACGGCACCCCGGTCGGGAAAAAGCCCGGGGGGACGAAGTTGCCGCCAGGGCCAGGACAGCATCGCCAGAAATCCCCCAGGCCCGCCACGCTGTACGGGCTTTTGGTGTCCGCGTTCCAGCGCGGCGCCAGGAACGTGTTGAACATCGCTCTCTGCACGCGCCACGCCTGGAACACGTGGTCGGCTGCCGTCGTGCCGCCGTAGTCCAGATCGTAGAAGTTGCCCCATGCCGCTTTGATCAACGGCAGCGGCATGCTCGTCCACGTCTTGTTTGGGCCGGGCACGCCTTGCTGCGTTCCGATGGTGAGAGGGAAGGCGTCCGACGGAAAGCCGCTCACGAGCTGCGACCAGTTGGTTTCGATATGTTTGGGCCCACCGCCCTCGTACTCCGGCAGTTCGCTCGCCGCCTTCATGCTCGCGTCCATGACCGCCGCGGTGCTCGACGTGGTGTTGCCAACCTGCGCTTCAAGAGCGGCCGACTGCTTGATGCTCGTGTGGGCGGATACGAACACCGGACCCAGAAACGGATCGCGGGCACCCGTGCCACGCTCAGACCGAATGCCGGCGAAGATTGCCTTGGCCGCGTAGTCCGCCCACGGCTGGAGTGCCTGCTTCGGAAACCCTGCGGGCGAGCGCGACACCATAAGCGCGTCGAGCAAGATCACCATGTCCACCATCGCCCGGTCGGTGGCGCTCTTGAGCACGTTGCCCACGAAGGTGCCGCCCGCACTAAACCCGATCAGGCAGATGCGCCTTGGCTCTACCCCCCGAGCTTTGCTGGCGAGCAACCCGGCCAGCACCGAGTCGCCGCCGCTGCCCTTCTCGCGGTACATGCCCGCCTCGCGAGCAAACGGCGTGCCGCCCCATGGCTCGCGCGGGGCACGCTTCGTGTCCGTCGGGCTCATCCACACGTCCGAGCCGATGCCTGCTAGGTCGATTAGGAGCGGTTGCTCCTTGAACAGACTGAGCGGTTGAGCAATCTCCCGCTGCGCTCTTTGCGGTGGGGTTGCGAAGGCCGAGATGATGATGTCCTGCGCCATGTCGGCAAAAGGCTACTGCCCTCGCCTGGCATCAGTCCAACTTCCGGTCGGCGGCCCAAGCGGCCACGCTGCTCTCCGCGGTGGTTTGCTGTTTTTCCGCCAGGCCCAGCACCGCGTCGAGCCCCTCTCGCACGTACTCCGCGGCGGGAACGCGAGTGTGCCGGCTCAGAGCCATGAGCCGACCGTGCGCGTCAGAGTCTAGTTCGACGGGACGCTTGATTTTTCGCATGCTGCTCCTGCGCCAGCTCCGTGGTGGACTCGATGATCTGTAGCAGAGCCTCTAGCTCCGCGTCGGCGTCGAGCATCGCGCCGAGCGCGTGCATCGCAAAGTCCGGCCCGCGCTGGAGCCCGTTCAGATCGCGCGTTGTGCCTCCCCAGTCGAGCTGGACGCGCCGCGCGATGATTGGCGGGTCCGCTTTGCGATACTCCAGCGGCTGCACCCACAGTTCCCAGCCGTCACAGATCCTGACGTACGCCGGCAGATAGCAAAACTGTGCATCGAAGCGCAGGTCGCGCCGCGCCTGGGCGAACGCGCACAGCGCCGCGCGCAGCACGTAGCGGCGGGCCTGCTTACCGTTGCGCCGCTTGCTCTCACGATTGGCCAGCACGTCGAGTGCTATGCGGGCCTCGATCTGGGCGCTAGGATTCATAGCACCTTGCCTCCGTGACGATAGCTTCGGGTTCTGTTGTAGGCGTGTTTGATCTCGATGGCGCGCTCCAGCTCTTCGCCGGTGATGCCAAGAGAATGCGCCAGCGAACAGATGGATGTGATGGCGACACCTAGCCAGATTTCTCGCGACTCTGGGGGAGAACCGCCCACCTGGGGCTTCATCCCAAGCTCGCATAGGGGATGACAGATCTCGCAAAACCACTCACCGAACGAGCGCGGCTCCTCGACGTTAAGCTGCTCGACCTCGGTGCTGTTCACGATCTCGCTTACAGAGCGCACGTCGTCGCACTCGCCCAGGTCCAAATTGTACTTCCCCGCGCAGTCACCGAGCCGGATCATCGTGTCCGCGATCTCTATGACGATGCCCTCTGGCTTGTGGCCCGACTCGACGAGCGACAGGGCGGTGCTGTAGCTGGCCGGCGACGGAGTGCCGTCTTTGGGCGAGTATGTGCAGGCTACCTTGCCATCTTTGGCGTACTCAATGTTCCGCGGCGGCTTGCCCTTCCGGTGTTCCTCCAGCGCCTCCGCCAGCTCGCTGATCACCAGCGCCATCAGATCGGCGAAGGAGCGCTTCAGCTCGTCGTCATGCCAGCCCTTGCTCTTGGCGATCTCGTAGCTCGTGTCGCGCAGTTCGTTCAGTTTCATCATGGCCTCACCAATGCTCCCCACTCGCGCTTCGGGTGCGCAAGATCCCAAACGAACCATGCGTAGTCTTTGCTGCCCGTGTCGTGCTCACCGCCGAAGCCCGGCCGCTCCGAGAGCACGTAGATCGAACTGGCGTAGCGCTGGTGCAGCGCAGCTCGGCCCTGGCCCGCCGCGAAGGCAAGCGGCAAGAGCGCAACCACGATGCCCTTCGGCGTCGCCAGCTTCAGTGACCGCTCGACGAATTCCTGGCCGATGGTCTTGCGCGGCTTGCTGTACGGCGGGTTGAGCACGACCAGCGCGCGGCGGTTCTTCACGGGAGCGTCGATCTGCATGCTCAGGAAGTCGCCTTGCCGACACGTGGCCAGCGCTTCCCACTGCGCCCGGAGCTGGCGAAAGCGCTTGGGGTGCAGCTCGATGGCCTGCGCGGCGCACACCTCGACACTGTGCAGCACGTAGCCGAGCAACGCGCCGCGGCCCGCCGCCGGCTCGATCAGATACGACCGGGGCATCCGGTCGAGCGCGGCGCGCACAATGGGCGCGACGGCATCCCAGCACCACTCCGGCGTCTCGTAGTAGTCCAGGTCGTCGCCAATGTCCTCTGGCTCGTCGGCGGCGAACAACGTGGCTTGCTGCTTCACGTTGACCACGAGCCGCCTGCTTCGACCTCGCGGGCTAGGGTGTGGGCGTACTCGAATGTCGCGTGGCCCGCCAGCACGCGCTTCGATGTGGCGCTCACGGCTTCACCTTCCTAACCGGCAGCGATTCGAGTGCGGCACGGAGGCCGGCTTCGGCGGCGCGACGGGTGGGGGCGCGCAGCGTGATCACGGGGTCGCCATAGTCGTCCCATGCGCAGGCGTCCCAGTCAGGCTCGACCTCGCGCCACACCCCGGCGCCATCGCATCCTCTCTCGTGCGCCAGCGCGCGCAGGGTCGGACGGGTCACAGTTCTGGCCCCTTCCGCGCGCACGCTGGGCACGCATCGTGGCGCACCCCGTGCCCGTCAACGTCACGCAGCCAACCGCGTGGTGACTTCCCGTCGAGAAACCATTTCGGCGGTAGTCGGTCTACCGCGATTCGGTACACCAGGCCGCACCCGTCGCACACGATTCTCGGCGTGTCGTCTGGTATGCCGATGGGCGACAGGCCCAACGTGCCGGCACGGTATGTCATCCTTCCCCCTCGCTCTCGTCAGCGTCGAGGATGGCGAAAACCTCGTCGGCGCTCATCATCACCCCACTGGGCCACGAGTCGAGGAGCACCCTCACCTCCGCCAGCTTGCGTTCGGCGTTCGTCGCGCGCTCAAGCAGCGTGCCGACGCTTGCGAGCGCGGCGGGGTATGGCTCGCCCACGAATCCGGCGGCGTTCAGCGCGGCGACCAGCGGATAGGCGTGCTCACTGAAGTTGAATTGCTGGCACCCGACGATGCTGTTTCGGATCGCGTTGACCTTCTCGCAGCATGCTTCGAGAGCTTCGATCTGCAACGCTAGCAGCACCTCGACGGTTCCCGGCGCTTCGCCGCGCATCTTGAGGCCCAGTATTTCTGCGCTCAGTTTGCTCACGGCTTCACCTTCCTGAGCGCGTCGGCGAGGATGCACAGCGGGCTTCGAGCAGAGACTCCCACACCCGCAGGTCGCGCCGATGACACGCGACTCGCACGGACTTCGTGGTGCGGTCTGTCCGGCGAATGTATCCGAGCTTCGCCGCGGTCCGCATCGCCGCGCCCATTGCGCGGCCCTCTAGCTCCGCGTCGCGCCCCAGGCGCTCCCACACGTCGTCTGTCGTCAGTTTGCTTCGCTCGCCGGCCAGCACGCGAATGGTCGCCACGGCGTGCTCTTGCCACTCCTCGGTCGCGGCCTCGACGCGAGCGATGCCGAGATCACGCGCCAACGCGCCGTGTTCGGCATCGCGCTTTTCGGGCTTCGGCTGGCGCGGCGGCGGCTCTGCCGGAGGCAGGAACAGATTCATTTGTGTCTGTCGGTCGGTCATCGGAGCTTCCCTTCCTCCCTATGAGCAGCTTGCAGCGCTGGCAGAGTGCGAGCGGCACGCCGGCCACACCTACGGTCACCAGCTCGACTCTGATCGTCTTCTTCGTGTCGTAGGCGTCCGGGTACGCGAGTCCCCAGCTCACGACCGGCCGGTCCCGATCATCGGTGCCTTGTTGCGTGGCCAGCACCCACCAACTCGGGTTGTCGCGGCTGCGGTGCACATAGCAGCCGTGCGGCGCTCGGCACTGGGCCGCCGGCTGCGTCGGGAGCCACTGGTGATTGTGCCCGCACTGGCCGGTACACTGGCAGCGGTAGCTCATTTTGACCCCCTAACAATGGCATCTTTGATTGTCTCTTCGAGTCTGAGTCGCGCGCCAGCGCTCAGCGCGTCCATCAGATAGCGCTCCGCAAGCTGGATTGCCCGCAAGGGCTCACCGGCACTCAGGGCCGCAGTGACCGCGCCAAGTCGAGCGGCTGCGCCCTCGACCGTTTGCGCGCCGACGATGGTCGCAATTTCTTCCTCAAGATCGGTAACCTTACAAAAAGCGCGCTGGGCCTCCCACGAGCCGGGCGGCAGTTCTTCCGCGCGCAGAATCGCGTTCGTGACGCTGGCGTTGAGTTCATCGAGGCCCATCATCCTTTTTCGCTTTCATCGCAGCACCACATAGGTTGAGCCCATGATCACCGCGATCACGATGGCCAACGCCAGCGCGAGCGCATTCACCCGCCAGCGCAGTGCGTCTACGTCGCTGCGCAGCACGATCAGCGCGCCCATGAGCTGATCCTCCCGGTCCTGTGCTGCGCTCCAGATCGCGCTCTCGTCGAAAATCCCTGCCCCCACACTCAGTTGTTGCATCGCGGCCACCTCGCTGGCTTCGTACGCCGGCAGACCGGCTGCCGCTTCCGCGATGCTCAGCTCGCAATCGAGGTTGCTGGACGGATCAACATCGGCCGGTTCCGGCCGTTCTTTTGCATCATCCATTTCGTCCTCCATTTCGCCCACGAAAATAGCCTCTGGCTCCGCCTCGAACAGCGCGAGCTGCGGGCCTCGATCCGGCGCGGTTACCTTCACGGCCTCAACGACCCTCAGATACTCGTCGCGCGCTTCGCGGCCTCGGGAACATCCGACGCTAATGCCCAGCGGGCAGGCTGCTGCAAAGTACACGTGCACGTGGTGCGACCGCTTCGAGGCGGCGACGCGCTGGCGAAACGGATGGATGCTGCGCCCGCACGCGACGCAGGGCAGCTCTAGCGTCAGTGCCATTGCCACCGCGCTCGGTGGTGCTTTCGTCCCCAGCTCGATGCGCTTCCGCGGGTGCTGATGGCCGCCGTCGCGGTCGTACGTCTCGATGCGTATGTGCGGAGCGAGTGCCCCGAACGCCGGGCTGTCCACGAATGAGCTGCGCCGCTGCGGCATGCTGCCAGTGCTATCAGAGCCGTCGCGGCTGTCAAGGGCGAACCCGGTCAGGCTTTGTCCACGCGGCTCTTGCGGCTCCTTTCTGCCTGGCGTACAAAAGACCAACGCCCCCAGAGGGAAGTCCAGGGGCGCTGGCGGGAACGGGACGGACGAAGAACCGTAGGAGGTTCAGATGCACAAAGTAGCTGCTTGCGCAAAAGCCGTCAAGCCGCCACCTAAGAGCGACGAATGAAGTGGCGACGTAAAAGCAAGCGGCGCAGAGCGCGCAACAGGCCACTGGACCTGGACCGGCCCTACCCCAAGGTGGTGCGCAGCCCGTCTCAGATCGTGCTCGACACACTTAGCGGGGCGACGACGACGGAGCCACCAGTGGTGGTGCTCTGCGCTTACTGCGGCACGGTCGCGACGTCGTGGTTGCTTGCTGTTACTCGGCACGGTCCCGAGGGCTGCGTGCTTCGGAGCGACGAGGATAACATTGGCACGGTGCTGGGCGTTGCGCTTCGCGCCCTAGAGGAGAAGGACATGATCGACAACGACACTTTGGCGACAGAAATCAAAGCGACCGACGGCAACGGCAACAGCCTCGTGTTTCGTACCGCGTCCCGCCCAGACATGGCAACGCGACGCGGGCGCTCTGAAGCAGCAGGTGGAGGAACCGTGTTGCGCTGCACGGTGCTGATCAGCGGACAAGAGGTGACCCTCGATGCGCGGGTGTTCGAGGGCTGGGCGCGCAACGCTCTCAACACGCTAGATTCAGACTACTAGGCGAGCTTAGCTCGGCTGCGACGCTCTGCGCAGCCACCAGGCCGGCGACAGATCCGCGGCGTGGTCGTTCGAGCACGTCGAGCCGCAGAACACCGCGGGGTGCTCGACGTCAGCTCCACACCACGCGCACCAACCCGTCGGATCGGGCCCACAATGGGCGCACACGCCGGAATCGAACACCGTGGCGCGGCGCACGCCGCAGCTCGAACAGCGACGCATGTTTGCGTGCTCGGGGCGCTGCGTTTCGGAGCTGCTCATGGCGGAACCGACTTCGTATTTCACCGCGTTGTCGTGGGCAAGCAAAATCTTCCGCAGTCTTTTTCCAAAGCCTCTCGCGAGCCTCGACGACGGCTCTCACCTGGCGTCGCAACATCCACACGGCATGCGTATTGACTTCGTGATCGCGGCGGCGCTACTGAGGATTGTATGAGTGACGACACCAAGGACCGAACGCGCATCACCCTGGAGCTGGACCCGGAGGACTACGCGCACCTCGAAACGGTCGCTTCACACGAAAAACTGACCAAATCGGACACCTTGCGCCGTCTCATTCGGGCCGAAGCCCGCCGCCTCTCGCCAGCAAACGAAAACCAGCCTGGCGTCGTGTCGGCGTAGTCGCCGCGGGGGACCAGAAATGGCGTGGCTAATCGACCCGCGCATGCACGACGACGCGAAGTTTTCCGCGTTGACGGACGGCGCCCAAATGCTCTGGGTAACTTTTCTCACCGGCCCGCTGCGCACCGCTTTGCCCGGCCTGCTGCGCAGCGCCTCGGTCGCATCGCTTGCCGACGCTCGACGGCGCTCGGCCGAGCAGATCGGAGCCGCTCTCGCCGAGCTGGTGACAGCAAACCTCGTGGAGTTTGATCCGACGGTGCGGGTGATCCGCATCCCAAACGGCCCGCGATACAACCGTTGCCCGAACCCGAACTACCTCACGGCCTGGTATCGCCAGTGGCGGGATGTGCCCGATTGCACTCTAAAACTTGTCCATGTCGCGTCGCTCAAACTCGCGGTCGATTTGTCCCTTCCAAAGATGGCTCAACGCTGGGGAGACACCTTTGGTCTGATCGAGAACCTCGCAGAACAACAAGGTCTTTCCTATGTGCAGCTTCACGAAAGGGGCACTTCGCAACCGTTACCGCAACCGTTACCGCAACCGTTACCGCAACCGTTGCCTCAGAATAAGAGATCAAGATCAAGATCAGGATCAGGATCAGGATCAGGATCAGGATCCGACGGTTTAGGTAACCGTTCGGGTAACGGTTTAACAGACCCAAGTCATTCATCAATTTCAGACACTGATTTTGGAGACAAAAAGCATGCACCACGCAGCGGACGTGTTGGGCGAAGCGACGACGAGGCTGCTCACGGGCCGTCGGGCGGAGGTCGAGAGACTAAGCCTGGAAGTCGAAATCGAGGGAAGCCCCTTGAAATGGCTACAGAAAAAGGCATGTTCCCTATCGAATGGCCCCCCGGATTTAACCCTGACTGAATTTTTGGGCGAGACGGAGGCTGCATATCTGGAGTCACACCGCCGCCTGATGCTCTGCGCTCGCTGCCCACCAGAGGGCGGAGCGTGTGCTGAGGGCGAGAGCTGCTACCGGCCTGGTCGCCAGCCGCGCTGGGAGGAGAGGCAGCTCGCGACGCCAGTCTGCGACCGCTGGCCCGAGTACGCGGTCCGCCGACGGCTGATCGACAGCGGGGTGCCCCCGCGCCAGGCGGGCGCAAAGCTGCGGGAGTTTGAGCGGCGCACCGCCGCGCTGGCGGCGGCGCTGAAGGCCGCCGCCCAGTGGGCAGCCACCGCGCCCATGGCGGACGCCTGGCTCGTGCTAAGCGGGCCTCGCGGCGCCGGCAAGAGCCACCTCGCCATCGGCGCGTGTCGAGCGGTAAAGCAAGCGGCCCCGCGTCGCCAGCTCGCATACGCGCTGGTGCCGGATCTGATCCGCAAGCTCAAAGAGTCGTTTGACGACCGCTCGCTGGAGCCGCTGTCCGCGCTCATGTCCGCGCCCATCGCGGTGCTCGATGGGCTTGACCCGCGCGGCGAACCGGAATGGTTTCGCCGCGAGATGGAGGCAGTGATCCGAGAGCGCTTTGCTCAGCGCCGCTCGACGCTGATCACCACGCTCCGCAACGTCCAAGAGATCGCCAACGCCTACCCATCGCTCGGTGGACTGAAAGACAAGGCCGTTACCGAATGCGTGTTGAGCCCGTGAACGACGTTGCCTCGCCACGGCCACCGCAGCAACAGGCGGTGCCAAGGAACGCCGACCGTGTGCCGCCGCACGAGGTTGAGCTAGAGGCCGTCGTGATCAGCCATGTGTTTCTGAAACCAGAAGATTACGATCTGGTTGCGAGCGTGCTGGGCGTCGAGCAGTTCTTCTCTCAAGCTCACCGCTACATTTGGGAGGCCATCGCTGGGCTCGCGGCGCAGGGCAAGGGATTCGATCCCGCTGCGGTCGCCGGAGTGCTGCGCGAACAGGACCGACTCGCACAGGTCGGAGGCACGCCGTACCTAGCGAGGGTCACTGACGCAACGCCCAGCGTCGCCAACGTCGCTCAGCACGCAAAGGTGGTGAGAGAGAAGTGGCGCCTGCGTCAGTCCATCGCTCTCCACCGGACGTTTGCAGCAGAGGGATTTGTCACGCCGACGGACGGCGTGCAGCAGCTACTGGAGGAAGCTGAACGCCAGCTCGCGGATCTGGCACACCAGACCACCGAGGCGCACCTGGAGCTGGCAGGGAACATCATGCTGCGCAACCTGCGCGCGCTCCAAGACGCCCAGGCGCGAGGGGTGAGCGTCACGGGTCAGTCGAGTGGATTCACGGATCTAGATCGCAAGACCGGCGGCATGTACGACGGGGATCTGTACGTGCTCGCTGGTCGGCCGGGCATGGGGAAAAGCTCGCTGGCCACGAGCATTGCGGCGAATGTCGCGCGCCCACGTGCGCCAGGGGAGCAGTCGGAGAATGGCGTTGCCTTCTTTTCGCTGGAGATGCCGCGCGAGCAGCTTGCCACGCGCTTCGCGTGCGCCGAGTCAGGAGTGAGCGCGTCGGACGTGCGCGCCGGCCGGCTGACGAGCGAGCAGTGGTCAGCGATCACGGCGACGACGCAGAGCCTCCAAGACTTCCCGCTCTGGATCGACGACACGTGCGGCATCACCGTGCTGGAGCTGCGCAGCCGCGTGCGCCGGTTGCAGCGCGAGATAGAACTGGGAGTCACCAAGACGGCGGCGAAGCGGCTAGCACTGGTCGTGGTTGATTACTTGCAGCTCATGCGCGGCGAGCGGACCAAGGGCGCGTCGCGCGAGCAAGAGGTGGCGAGCATCAGCCAAGGACTCAAGCGCATGGCGAAAGAGCTACACGTGCCGGTGCTGGCGCTGAGCCAGTTGAACCGCTCCGTCGAGCAACAGAAAAGCAAGCGCCCCCAGCTCAGTGACTTACGCGAGTCGGGAGCCATCGAGCAGGACGCCGACGCCGTGTGGTTTTTGTACCGAGCGCACTACTACGACAAGAGTGCCGCGAAGGGCGAGGTCGAGCTGAACATCGCCAAACAGCGCAATGGGCCAACGGGTGAGATCGCGCTGTACTTTGAAGGCCGCGCCATGCGCTTTTACAACGGCGCCACGGAACAGCTCAGCGCCGAGCTAGGAGCAGACTTTGACACCGCGCTGGATGAGGTCTGAAAACTTGACGCGGGGGAGCGCGGCGTGAGATTGGCAGCACGTGACTTGCGAGCTTTACGATGACGTACGTGACACCGTGTGGGTGAGGACAATGCACCGCCACGAACCACCGCCAGAAACTGCCAACCTCGCTTTGTGGGACGAGTACGTCGGCCTCGTGCGACAGCGAATGGAACAGGGCGAGCGCGACTACCAAGGCCGGAGCTTCGGGCTGCCGGTGGACGCCACCGTCGCGGAGATCGAGCAAGAGCTGCTCGACGTGTTCGGGTGGGGCTACATCGCCTGGCGGCGGATTCAGGCCGCGAAGTCGGCGCTCGCCGAAAAGTTGCAGGGCAGCGACAACGAGCGGTAGCTTGCCGGCATGTCAATCAGACTGGTTTGGCTGGGGCTTGCACTTGCGGTGACGGGCTGCGCGGGCGCGAAGCCTGTCATCCGTACCATCAACGACATTGCGAAGGACGCCTGCGCGTTGTTCTTCTCCGAGAAGCAGGGCATCAGCATCGAGGACGCCGCGCGAGGCATTTGCGCGACCCGCGAGGTGCTCGATCCGTTCATTCGCGAGATACTGAAGGCGCAGCAACTCGCGGGAGCCTCCGCCGGCCGCGACGCGGGAGCGGAGCCCGAGGACGCGAGCGCCGCCAAAACGAAGACGGTGGTGGTTGTCGTGATCGACCCGGACGCGGGAGCCACCAGCGACGCCAGCTCGGGAGCCGTCTCGCCAGCGGACGCAGCGCCTCCGTCGCCCGACGCCGGCCGTGTCGCCCCCATCGAGGCCGGTGCGAGCGCGGCCAAAAAGAAGAAGTGACCATGCGCGGACTAGGCTACCTACCCGACCCCGAGGACTCCCGCGACCGGCTGCATGACGCGCTAGGGCTGGCGACCACGCCGCCGCCCAGCGCGTCGCTCGAACGGTGGATGGCACCGATCCCAAACCAGCTCAACACGTCGAGCTGTGTCGGCCAGGCGATGCGAATGGGCTTCGCCGTCGAGGAGTCGAGCGCCGCCGCCGCGATCACGGCACCGACCAGCGCGCTCGGTCACTACTTCAACGCGCGGGCCCAGAACGGTGTCGAGCACGAAGACGTCGGCACGTGGCTGCGCTCGGCCTTCAAGGCGTTGAAGTATTTCGGTCCGCTGCGCGAGGACGATTGGCCCTTCGACGCCAGCAAGGTCAACGTGCGACCACGATGGCGCGCGTACCAGAACGCCTTCGACGCACGCGGCGACCACGGCTACTATCGCATCTACGGTGACGGGGACACGCGGCTCGACGCCATCCGGCGCGCGGTGGCAAGCGGACACCCGGTGCTCTTTGGTACTCAGGTGGCGGAGAGCTTTCTGCCCGACAGTGGCCCGCCGCTGATCGATGTGCCCCGCGGAGAAAACATCGCGGGCGGTCACGCCATGTGCGTCGTCGCCTACGAGCCCACCCGCTTTCTCGTCGCGAACAGTTGGGGCGGAGCGTGGCGCGAGGCCGGATGTGCGTGGCTCACGGAGAACTATTTGGCGTGGGAGGACACCCGAGACATCTGGGTGCTCTCGCTTGGTTAGGAGGACAGCATGCGCAACAGCGTCACGATGATTCTAGCCTGCACGCTGGTAGCAGCGCACTGCGAGGACGTGGTGCAGCCGGGACCAGCTCCGCACGACGCCGGCACGCCGGCCGACTGCAAGACCGCGTGCGACCACCTCCGCGCGCTCAAGTGTCCCGAGGGCGAGCCGACGCCGAAGGGCGCGACGTGTGAAACCGTGTGCAACCACGCCGAGCAGAGCGGAACGGTCACGCTGTGGCCTGGCTGCGTCGTGAAGATCCAGACGTGCGCCGAGATTGACTCGTGCAGCTACGATTCCAAGTAGCGGGCGCGCGCTCCGGCAAAAAGACGGTTGCCGACGGCTGGGTCATCCTAGACCGGCAAACAAACCTCCCATACGTCTGGCTTGCCTGGGACACCAAAGCTCACGCTCTGCGTGAGCGCGATGACTTGCTTCGGGACCACGGAAAAGGTCACCCGTGGCGCTGGCGACTGACGGTCGCCCGGCACGGCAACTTGCGCAACGTGCCGAAGCGGCCGTAGGGTACGCGCCGTGATAGCTCTGGGCATTGCGCCCGGGATTGCCTCGCTCGCATACAGCGTGATCGCGTACGAGGACGATTCGAGCGTGGGAGAGTCGTTGGATTCGGACGTGCTGAAGTCCGGTCGAGGGATCAGCCTTGTGAGCGCCTGGGAGTCCGCAAAGCGCTGTCGCGCGCACCATTTGATACTGGACGTGGTGTGCGACCACTACGTGCCCGCGGTCGTCGGGGTGGGGCCCGCAGCGGACCCGCTGGAGGCGGCGGACAACGTGGCGGCGGTGAGGCTGTTGCTCGCAGCGGTGAGCCATGCTCTCCACGTGCCAATCGTGCAGGTGCCGCTCGCTTCCGATCTGCTGGCGGGAATCAGGGCGGACCCGCGCACGCTGGTGAAAGTGGTGCGGAAAGAGGTGCCCAACTTGACAGGCTACCGGGACCGCCGGATCGTGCTGGCGACCGCGAGCGCCATCTTTGCGGTGAGAAGGCTAGCGCTTCAAAATACGGCGCCCATTGGTTGCACGTGAAACCCTAAGTGTCCGATCATACGGAGGATTGAGGAGCTACGATGTTGATGAGCGGCTGGCTGGTGGCGTTGGCGCTGGCGTGTCTGTGGACGTACCGCGAGTGGAGGATCAGGGGACTGGAGGCCGCGGGACGAGGGGAAGCGCGCGCGGTGATCGAGCAGCTCGAAAGCGCGATGAAGCACGCCGCGCAGCTCACTTGCGACCACGACGCCATGCGGGAGTCGGTCGAGCGTGAGCGCCAGCGGGCCAACGGTCTGTTTTCGACCATCGAGGGCGTGATCGCCGAGCGCGACGCGCGAATGCGCCTGTACTACGCCCAGGTCACCGAGCACGGGGCCGCGCAGGCAATGCTTTTGCGTCAGCTCGGAAGCCTGGTGAAGCAATTTCAGCGAGCGACCAACGGACAAATGCCGAAGCTGAACCCCGCGGTCGAGCTGGTCACGCGCGAATTTCACATGAACCATGTGGTGCCCGTTCAGGCCGAAATGGCGGCAGCGCCGCCAGCAGAACCCGTGTCCGGGGGTTGATCGAACGGTCAGCGAGGCTTAGTCTCTGCGCGCGATGAGCGACGAGGAACCGCGGGGAAACAGCGATGGCATTTTTGGGGACCGCGCCGACAGCGAGGTCTACGAGGCGTTCCCGCAGCGCCCGCTGGACTACGGGGTGTCGCCGGAGGACGGCATGCCGCGCCCAGCCATCCAGCACGCGGTGCAGATGGCCTACGCGCCGCCGCTCTCACCCGAGACGCTGGTCTGCATGGGCGACTACTCGATGTTCGTGGTGAGGGACGAGTGGGGCAGGGTGCTGGAGAGCTGGTCGCCCGAACAGGTGGATCGCGCCGCAAACGGCAGGTGGCGCGCGACCGCGACCCGCTTCCGGCTGCTCACACGCGACGTCGAGGTCGAGCCCGTCAGGCCCCAATGCAAGCACTACGCGCGACAGATGATCGACTTCCAAGATGATCCAGACGCCAAGTTTGTGGCCCGCCTGTGCACCGCTCGGCGCAACAGCGAGGAGGGCTTCCTGAGCGTGCGCGACTCGCAGGTGTATGCGTGCGAACTGCGCGAGCCGAAGCACCAGGCCAGCGCGGAGCAGCTCGACGCATTCGACGCGGAGAAGGTGAGGCTCGGGCGCGAGCGCACCGCGGCGGCGGACCAGTTTGATGTGAATTCCGCGCTACGAGAGATGGGGCAAACCGAGGAGGAGAAAACATGACCCAGCAGATTACGAACGAGACACGCGAAGCAGAGCAAGAAGAAGTGGATCTGCTCATGGAGCAGTTTAAGCAGCTCGTGCAAGAGATCGACAGCCACGGCAGCCGAATGCGCGAGGCAGACGACGAGGCGATGACCCCGGCCGCGCTCAACAACGAGCTGGCAGATACGGTCATGTCGCTGATGTTGGATCTGGCAGAAAAGACGTATGCGGCGCTAGCAGAGACGCGCGACTTCGTGAACACCGAACTGGCACCAGCCGTGTCCGAAATGATGGAGGAGCAAGAAAAGGAAGGCGACGACGAGGAGCCAGAGTCAGTGCTGCTACCCGAGGACGCGGCGGAGTTTGCCGCGCTGCTTGCCGCATCCCGAGAGTCGCTGATCGGCGGCCTCCCGTCAGTGCCAGAAGAAGCGCGGCCTGCAATAATGGCGCTCGCCGTGCGCATGGAACGCGCGCTAGCTCGCCTTCTTGACATCACGCTTGAAGAGGACGAGGACGAGGACGAGGACGAGGACGAGGACGAGACTCCGGTGAAGCCCAACGGAGTCAGCTAAGGCTCCGGGCGGAACAAGCATGACCGACATCACCACGCCGAGCCCAGAGCCCAAGCCGGCCAAGCCCAAGCGTACTATGAGCGAGCACCAGCTCGCCAATCTTGCGAAGGGCCGAGCCGCCGCCGAAACGAAGCGGGCCGAGAAACGAAGGCAAGAGGAGGAGGCTGCATTGCACGGGCCTCCCTCTGAAACGAAGTTGCCAGCAGTTTCGCTCGCCGACGTTGCAAAACGTCACGCGCGCCGGGCTCCAACACCTGAACCCACGCCGGATTCTGAAGACGACACGCCCTCGATTCCAGACATTGCGCGCCGCACCAAGCTATTTACGCTGGGCGACTCCGTGCCGATGCCCGAGGACAATCACGAGCTGAACGACGGCATCACGATGGAGGTGCCCGACTTTGCGGGCGACGCGCAGAAGCCTCACACACTGGAGGATCTGTTTGCCATCGCGCCCATTGGAGACGGCCAATACTACATCAGCGTAGACCGGCGCACGCCGAAGACGTGGGGCAGCGTGCAGTGCGCCGGGACGCAGCGCTCGATCACGCGATACATGACACGGGAGGACTTCGCGGCCGACTACGGCGGTGGCGTCTACACGCTGATCTTGTACGGGCCACCGAAGCGCGGACAGATGCTCGATCCAAACACCGGGCGAGCGCGCGTGAAGGCGCTGACCGCTCCGATCACGGTGACGGTGCCGGTGGGTTCGTATCCGCCAAACCTGCAAGCAACGATTCTCGACGACGAGCATTACGAGGACGAGGAAACGCCCATGCGTTACGGACCAGGATTCAATGCACCCCGCCCCGGCAACGGCCGACCGACGACCGTCGCCGACGCCAGGATGTTCGAGGCGCAGCTCAGCTTCGATGAGCGGGTGCAAGCGCGCAGCGAGGAACGCGAACGCGAGCTGCGGCAGCAGGCCAGCGCAATGCCGGGCACACTGACGCCGATGGTCGAGATGATGCAGCGGCAGAACGAACAGCACGTAGCGTCGCTGCAACACGAATTCCAAGAGAGGGATTCTGTGCTCCGCGCCCAGCTAGAGCGAGAGCGTGTCGAGCGGTTGCGCGCGGAGCAGCGCGCGGAGCAGCAAGCGAAAGCGGAGGCGGCCCGACCCAGTGAGACGACGGCGCTGGGAGAAGCGCTTGCCAACATCCTGGGCGTGATGAAGGGCGACAACCACAGCGGCCAAGAGATTGCGAAGCTGACCGAAGCGGCGGCCAAGGACCGCGAGAGCGTAAGCAAGCAACACCAACAGGAGGTGACGCGCACTACGGAGACGTACGAGCGCCGCGCGAAGGACGCAGAGGAGCGTGCTGACCGGAGAGTCAAGGAAGCAGAGGAGCGCGCCGACGCGCGGATCAGGGAAGGCACCGAGCGCTCGGACCGCCGCGTGACAGAGGCGAAGGAAGACGCCAAGCGCCAGGTCGAGGACGTGCGAACGCACCTGAACGCGCGGCTTGACGACGAGCGCCGCAATCACGACCGCGACATCGCGGCAAAGAACGACTCATGGCAAGCGCGCCTCGAAACGCAGAAAGCCATGTACGAGAACCGCATCAGCACACTGGGCGAGGAGATCACCCGCCTGCGAGCGGAAGCGGAGCGCTACAAAAAGGAAGCCGAAGACAACAAAGACTTGCCCACGCAGCTCCAGAAGTTCACCACCGTCGCCGAGGTGATGGGGTTCAGCAAGGGAGGCGGCAGCGAGGACGACGAGCCGAAGGACTGGAAGTCGATGCTGGGCCGCATCGGCATGGATCTGGTGCAACAGCTTCCCCAGCTCATGGAGTCAGCGAGCAACACGGTGCGGACCTTGCGCGCACCGCAAAACCAAGACCAGATGGCCGCCGTCCAGGCGGCTCAGTACAACCAGATGATGGTGGACGCCAATCAGTCGCGCGCGTTCAACGGCGGCAACGGCCAAGTATTTCAGCCCGCGGCGCTCGCGTTTGGCACCGAGGACGGTCCCGACTATCACGGCACCGAGGGGCACATGGAGCCGCGTTACCCGATAGCAGTGGCGGAGCCAGCGCCACCCATGGCGGCTCCCATGCAGCCGGCCCCGCCGCCGCAGCGCATGCGTCCAATCGCGCCACCGCCGCGCATGCAATCGGTAGCGACAGCTCCGCGCCCTCCGGCACCAGTTCCGGTGGCCTCGGGCGGCCTCGCCATCTCGGACGAGCAGATCCTCCAGTTCACGCCGGTCCTGCAAGGCGCGCTGGAGCAAGGGGCGAGCCCCGAGGAGTTTGCGGCGCAGTTCGTCGAGTCGGTCGGCCCGGTCATGGCCAAACAGATCGGCGCGACGATCACTCCCGAGCGCATCGCCGCGGCCATCCAACGTCAGCCCGGCGGCTCACAGAACCCGCTCGTGCGGCGCAACGGCCAGAAGTTTTTGCGTGAGCTTTGGGATGCGGTGAAGCGAGCTGCGGGATGAGCCCGGTCGAGTGGTGGGGATCGGAAGCCGAGAACAAGTCACAGCGGCGCGTGTTTGTGCGCGTCGGGACAACCGTTGTCTCCAGCTCCGATCAAGTGCGCTGGGCACGGCACGTGCTGAGCGGCATGGTGTTTGGCCTGAGCCGCGGGCACGCGGGCTCGTCGATACCGGAGCCGTCGCTTCCGCCGCGGCCTTGCGAATGCCAGCCCGACGAGCCAGGGGTACACAATGACGAGTGCCCGGCCTGGTGCCACGCACGAACGGTAGCGTGATGCGCCCGAGCGTCGGATACGAAGCGCGCTCGGGCGAGCAACAGGACGTGGCGAGCCGATACTGGCGTCAGCGCCTCAAGAGGATGGCGCGGCCCGGAGTGTGCGCCGCGGCCAAGCGGAGCATGCGCCGCAGCGGGCGCCGACACGAGCGCAACGTGATTGCTGAGCAGCTCGGAGACGTATGGTGGTTCGAGCACGAAATGATGCTCGACGTAGACACGCCAGCGGAGGAACCATGACGCGGCACGAGCGCACGATAGCCGTGGCGGTGCGGGCCGTGCTCACCGCGGAGCTGCTCAAGCCGGCGTACCGTCGCGCGGCCGAGCTGAGCGAGCGAAAGTTTCTCGGGCACTGCTACGTCGCCAGCGAGGCGCTCTATCACCTGCTGGGAGGCAAGGCGAAAGGCTACCGATCCGTCAGTCTCAAAAAGAGCGTGGCGCCGGAGTTTGGTCCGCACTGGTGGGTGGAAGGGCCGACCGGCGAAGTGCTCGATGTGACGGCCGAGCAGTTTGCCGCTCCGGTGCCACATGAACTGGGCAGCTACCAGTCATGGATCACGAGCGATCCCAAGCCGCCGGGAGGTTGGCACGAGGTGCCGCCCAGCAAGGCGGCGATCACCGTGATGAAGCGCGCCGAGGCCGTGCTGAACGGAGCGAGCCCGAAGCAGGCGATTGCCCGCTTTCCGTTTCGGCGCAAATAGGCTGCCGCGGAGCTGGCGACCGGAAAGTTGCGGGCCGCGAAGGGCGGCGAGTAGGCTTCCGGGTACGTTGAATCCGCTCTCCGCTACCCCTCCGCACACGCTTGCGCCGTTTCGTGGTCCGGCGACGACCATAGAGACGATGCTGGCCCACATTCGCGGACCCCGCGGCGAGCGCTCCGTCAAGGTCCGCTCGCTGACGGAAAAGGTGGTCGCCGGAGTGCAGCCAAAGGACTACCTGGGCGAGATCCTAGCCATCCGAAATTTCGTCACCGAGAGGTGTCGCTACCTTAACGACCCGCTCACGACAGAGTGGGTCAAAGACCCTGAGCGCATTGCCGACGAGATCATGGCGCAGGGCCAGTCCCAGTGCGACTGCGACGAGATGGCGCAGATGATCGCCACCATGGCTCGCCAGTGCGGGCGCGACGCCGAGCTGGTCATCGTGGGCTTCGGCCGACCGGGTGCGTACTCGCACGTGTTCACGCGAGTGAAAGAGCCCAAGTCGAACCAGTGGATCATTTGTGATCCAGTGGCGGGGACCGACGAAGCCAAGATGCTGCGCAGGGTGACGACTCACAAAATCTGGAGAACCGACTGATGAGCTATGTATCACTGGGGCAGACGACGATGGTGGCGCGCACGTCGTGCATCACCGCTGCCGAGAAAGCAAAAGCGGATCTGGACTGTCGCATCCCAGACGTGAAGGGGCTTGGCTCCGCGCTGGGCTTTACCTACGGGACCAACACGCGCTGGAATGGCATCGACGCATGCAAGGTGGCACAGATGCCGCTCTGCCCCACCCCGACGGCAGCACTCTTTCCGATGCGCCCGCCGCCGCCGCCGCCGCCGGTCATGGTCTACACGGCAACCGTCGCTCCCAGGATGCCGACGCCAGCGCCAGCGATTAGTACCATATCGCCGCGGGTGGTCGCAGCATTCAAGCCGGGGCTCCAGGTGACGCCGACGTACGTGCCGCCCGAGGTGATGGAGCCGCCGCCCGAGCCTGAGAAAAAGATGAACGTCGCAGTCGTCGGGCTGCTCGCGCTAGTCGCGCTCGGCGGCGGCTATCTGGTCTACAAGAAGATGAAGAAGCCGGCGCCAGTGAAGATGGCGCCGAACCGGCGACGCCAAAGAAAAAACGCGCGGCGCCGCCCCACGCTCCCGCCGGCATCAGACCTGTGCCCGGTGTGCGGAGAGTCCGTCAAGCTGACCGGACACACGAAGGACGGACGCCTGATCGGTAGCTGTGGCGACGCCTTCACCCAAGTGCGGTGGGAGGCGGCAGAATGAGCTACGTCCCGCTTGGAGTCGGTTTCTCTCTGGAGGCATCCACCTCTGGTGGCATCAAGACGTCTTCCACCGGCATCCCGGTCAAGACGGTCAACGTGGCGACCAACGCCACGGCCACGACCACGTGCGGACCGGGCTATCAGGTGGCGCAGCATGCCGATGGCTCTTCGGGCTGCATCTCGGACGCCGAAGCCGCGCGGGTTCGGCTTGCAAACAATATGGCTAACGCCGTCGCGGTTGCTGACGCAAAGGCCAAGGCTAAACTGGCGCTCACAAGGAACATTGCAAAGGCCATCGCGCAGATCGAGGCGCAACGGCAAGCCGCCGCGACCCAAGGTGGAGGGGTGCTCGTCGCGACGCAGGCCGGCATGAGCCGCGACACGAAGCTGCTCTGGGCGGCGGGAGCGCTTGTAGTCGGCGTCGCGGTGGTCTGGGCGCTCAAGCGCAAGCCGGCGAAGATGGCGCAGAACCGAAAGCGCATGAGGCGGAACGCGGAACCACGTGTTCTCAAAAAGTGGACGACCCGAGGCGTCCCACCGAAGTCCATGCTGAAATTGTGGGACGACGGTGACGGCACATATAGTGTGCGCGGCTATACGCACGGCCAGCAGGATCTTGCGATGACGGGTCGTACCCTGGCGGAAGCCAAGCACGACGCGGAACGACAAGTAGCACTCGCGCGCGCCTACGATGGGATCAACTACAAGGAATCAGAGTAATGCCCAAGTATCCGAGCTATCCCACCCAGCCGTTCACGGGCAAGCCGCCCTCGATGTGGAGCAACGTCAACCGGGCCAGCGATCTGACCTACACGTCGAGCACGGCTCCGCACTACCAGAGCAAGATTGACGCGGCGCACGGGCGCCGACTCGCTGGCACCGAGGATGAGGTGCAGGACGAGAACGTCGAGCACGGCTGGGCCGCGAACGAACTGGCGGTGATGGCCGAGATGGATGACGTGCAGAACGACGGCATCTTCGATCCGCCGGGCACGCTCCCAAACATTTACCCGGACGCTGGCGTGCTCGCTGCGCGCTTCGACATTCCCGGCTACCTCGCTCGCGAGCGCATGTACGCCAAGAGCGAAGTGATCGACTCGACGACCGGGCGTCCGGTTGTCTACGTCAACGGCGGGTCGGTCAGCATGGACAGCGCTGCGCAGATTGCATTCCTTGAACGCGGCATGTACGCGCCGTCACAGCCGGTCATCGGAGCTTCGCGAGCGCGCAACATGCCCGACCAATCAATCGTCAACGTGCGCGTGAATCCGCAGGCCATCGGCCAGGCCGCGCCCGCAACCGGCATGCCGGTGTGGCAGGTGCTCGCGCTCACCGGAGCCATCGGACTCGGGATCGGCGCGCTCTATCAGGTGTTTGCCGGAAAGAAGAAGAAGACATGAGCCAGCTCGGCTTTCCCCTCTACATGAACGGCCAAGAAATCCGCGAGCCCGTGACGTTGCAGCACTGGCCCAGCGCTGGCATCGGAGAGTATTTCTCCGAGTCGGTAAGCGGGCTCGGACAGACGATGATGCCTGCCTACGGCATCCCGGCGTACCAGCGACCTCGCTCGACGTTCAGCAAGGTCACGGCTATGTCGCCGTTGCTCAGCGGCATCGGCCAAGTCACCGAGGCGGTAACCGAGGCCGCCAAGGAACCCTCCGTCAAGATGAGCCTTGCCATCGTGGCCGGCGTGGTGGCAGTCGGGCTGCTCGTGCGCGGCGTGTCTGGGTACTACGTGGGCAAGGCGATTGCACCACGTGGCCGCGAGAGCAAGTACGCATGGGGCGGAGTGGCAGCGAGCATTCTGCTCGGCACGCTCGGGCTCGGCATCGAGGCAGGAATAGCTCTGTCAAACAAATGAGACGTTACGGACACACCGCAAACCCGCGTGGCGGAGAATTGCCGCAAGCGGCGCTTCCAGGCGACCCGGCGATGCGAATGCAGCACCGCGCGCTCGCCGAGCTGGGCCAAGCGGTGTCCGCGGTGGCGAAGGCCAGCGGTCTGTCGTCCGCGCAGTTCAGCATGATCGCCAACCTTGCGGGGGCCATGAAGACCGCGGCGGACTCCGGGCTCTTTCGGGAAATTGAGGCCGCACACGACGCGGCGTTTGGGCAGGAGCGGTGAACGATGGCAAAAACGGAGAAATACCCCGGCGCTCTGAGTTTGGTGTACTCGCGTCCAAACCAAGCGTGGTTTGTTATGTGGCACGACCAAGTGCTGCGCGTGTTCAACCGCAAAGATGAGGCCAGGGAGTACGCCTTGGAGCTGACACGAGGCGCCAGCACCGACGCCGAACACGAAGCCATTCTGCGCAAAGAGCATCCAGAAGCCTACGAGCCCAACGCCCAGAGTGTCAGCGGCAGCGAAGTCGTGCAGCGTCTGCGGCTGCTGGACATTGGCCAGTCTATGCGGGTGGACGGACAGTTGTTTACACGGGTAGGCCGCGACGCCTATCGGTACGAGTACGATGGCGGCCATGAGGACTTCACGTCGCGCAAGCTCCGCGATGATGTGTTCCTCGCGTCCGAGTACACCGTTGGGCGAGCGGAACCGGAGCTGGGCGAGCTATGGTGGACAAGTGCGCCCGAGGCGTTCGACTACGACTACGTGACGACGGTGGTGAGCGACGTCCCTGGAGGCAAGTACGCTAAGGGAAAACTTTACCGTCTAATCAGCGTCACTGACCCCGCGCGCTTTCGTTCGTTCCAAGCTCCGCGCTACAGCTCGGGACTCCACGTTGCCTTCCCGGTGGACTCCGAGGAGGCCGAGTGGCTGGGGCTACCGCCGTCCGCAGAGGCGATGCAAATGAAAGCCAACAGCGGCGGCTACGTCCACTGCGAATGCGGTGGATGTTTCGACGAGACAATCGCCAGCAACGACCCCGACGAGCCGGCGCTGTGTGAGCTGTGCGAGGAAGCGGGTTGCGAGCCCGGCGGCGAATGCCAGTGCGAGGTGGCGTCGTGAGCCGCGCGAGTGTTACTCCAAAGGCCGCCGCCGAAAGGTTGTCCGACGCGGCCGTTGCAAAGGGCATGAAGTGGGGAAACAAGTTCTGGTACGAGGAGGACGTTGACGTCGCTATCCTGGTGCTTGAGCTGCCGGACGTCTTTCCCGACGCAAGCCAACGGGATGCGCTCATGGCGCTGAGCGATTATCGGCCCGAGTACCTGTTGGCCACCGGCCGCACACCGGACCCGTCCAGGTACGCCCACTGGCAGGAGCGGCAAGAAGAAGACAGGCTACGCCGCGCGCGAAGCCCGGATTTAGTAACAGCGCCCCAAAGCGTTGGGCCTGGCGTCATCAAGGTGTGGACGGCCGACGGAGCGCAGCACCTCGTGACGGAGGCAAGCTATAGCGACCGCGCAGCACACCGCATGCGCCTCAGTAGGATGGAAGTGGTGAGGTAAGAAACCAATGGCACTACCCCCTGGAATCAAATCACGTGGCGGCCAGCTTGGCGTGCCGACGCCGTACGTTGCGCACGTTCATCCGTACCCGACGCGCTACCACGGTGGCATCTGGACGCGGCCGGTCTTCGAGTTTCCCTACGCGCCGTCACCGCAAAGCGTCTTCAAGCCTGATGACTTCACCCCGGACGCCTACTCGCGTTACCCATGGGCAGCAAAACCGACGAACGGCCTCGGACAAGACGCGAGCCCGTTGGCGATGGTGCAGGCCGTCGGCGGACTCGCCGGAATGATACTCGGCGCCTATCACGGCTACAGGCGAGACGACTCAGTGGGCTGGGCCATCGGCTGGGCGCTGTTCGGCAGCATGTTCTGGCCCATCGCGATCCCCGTGATGCTCGTGCAAGGCTTGGGCAAGCCAGAGGCGCATCAAAAGAACCGCGCTCGACGCAAGCTCAAGAGAGGCCGCAAGCGGTGAGCTACTCGCCCGCTCTCCAGCTCCGGCCGGTCGGGCAAGACGCGCCCAAGACCGACCCGGTGATCATCGCGATCATGGTGGCGGGCGTGTTGGGCACCGCGGCGGCGATGCTGTACCTGGAGCGGGCGGAGAAGCGGCGGTCAGAGGCGAGCTGGGCTACCCACTACGACCGGAAGCGACTGAGGAAGAACAGATCACGCAGGAAAGTTGCGCAGCGGCTGCGGCGCAGGAGAAAGTAACCCCATGGACTTCACAGAAGACGGGATGTTCCGCGTCGGCGGCGAAGGCGGCGGCATCTTCAACAACGCCATCAGCGGCCTCGGCCAGCTCTCGATGGCGGCCGACACGGCGGCGAAGCTCCAGGCGTGCACGGCGGGCTGCGACGCGAAGTACGGCGTGCCGAGCGGGCACCCGGACGTCTTCCAGCTCACTGCCTGTTTCGCTAATTGCAACCTGACGTACCCCCCGACGATGGCGACGCCGAGTGGTGGACAGTACACGCCGCCGCCGGTCGTCATTCCGTCCGCTCCCCCGCCCGGTGCTCAGCCGCAGTTTTCGTTCCCGCTGCTCAACCTGCCGACGCCGCCAGGCTTGGCGACGCCGCCGCAACCGGGTGCGCCGGTTCCGGTGCAGGCCGGCATGAGCACGAACACCAAGCTCGGGCTCGCGGTTCTGGGCCTCGCGGTAGCCGGCGGCATTGGCTACGCCGTCTACAAGAGCCGGCAGGGCGGCGGAGCGCCGAAGGCGAAGATGGCAGAGAACCGCGTGTGGAACGCAAGCTCGCGTCGCATGGTTGGGAGGAAGCGCTAATGTCACTCGGAATTCTCGGCGGCGTGTCCGCCATCGGCACCGACTCGGCGCTCGGGATAATCGATCCGAAGGGCCAGACCTGGAACAACACGACGTACCAGGCGTGTGCTGGCGCGGCGATTCAGAGCTGCGGCTCGCAGGCGTTTGAGGGCGGCTGGCCGCAGAGTCAGCTCGCCGCGTGCATCGACTCCGCGCAGAGCAAGTGCATTTCGCTGGCCAAGTCGGCAATGACCTCGGTGATGACCACCGGGCAAGTCTCAACGCTTCAGCAGAAGATCAACGCCGCGCTCGCGAAGTACGGCTATTGCCCCATCGACGTGGATGGGCAACTCGGGCCGACGACTTGTGGAGCCTCTGCCTGGGCCGTCAAGACCGACCCGTCGATTGGAGTGCCAGGCGTCTGTGGCTCGACGATCAAGGTGGGCTCGGGGTTCCTGGTGGACTGTGCAATCGGCCCAGTTACCAAGACGCTGACAGAGACGGCTCCGCCGAAGCCGACGTACGCCGTGAAGCCCGCGGTGAAGCCCGCGCCGCCGATGGCATACCTGCCTCCAGCCAAACCCAAGATGAGCACCGCGAACATGATGATGATCGGAGGAGCTGTCGCAGGGGTCGGAGTGCTCGGCTACTACGTCGCCAAGAAAAAGGGCTGGCTCAAATGAACGGCATTCTCGGCGGCCCGTCCGCCATCGGCACAATGACGACGGATCTGTTCGATTGGATGTTGCCGTCGAGCGACCCGCCCCCGCTCATGCAGAAGGCGGGTGGAGTCACAAGCTATACGCCAGCACCGAGTAGCGGTGGTGGCGGTGGCGGCACCGCGATGCCGTGGGGAGTCAAGAGCGCAGACACGGCAGCATTCCAGAGCGCGCTCAACGCGGCACTCAAGGCCAAGGGCAAGCCGGCTATCCAGGCTGACGGCGTGCTCGGGCCCGGCACGTGCGGAGCGGCGAAGTACGCCGACATGGACCCCGGAGGTAGTGTCTGCAAGAGCTACAGCCCCTATCCGCCGGCAGGCGGCGGCGGCAGCTACATCGCGCCGGCTGCCGCTGCGACGGCGCCCTCGGCCGCGGCGGCCATGTACGCGCCCAAGAGTAAGTCGAACGCGCTTCTGATTGGAGCGGCCGTCGGAGGACTGGCGTTGGTCGGCTTGGTCATCGCAAAGAAGAAGGGCTGGATCAAGTGAAGCGGACCTACGCGGACACGTCGAATTTCCGAGCGCCGTTCGATCCGGTTGCATTGCAGGGTATCGGTGCGGTGCACCGCAGCTACGAGGACGTGTCGAATTTCAGGGCGCCATACGACGATGGCTACTACCAGTCTGGCTCACTGCGCGGGCTCGGCACAGCGCCGCTGTTGCTCGGGCCAGCGCACGTTCCAACCCCAGAGCAGGCCCCGCCGGCCATGCGCGCGTACCTGCAATCGGGACGCCCGATGGGCACGCTACGTCGCGACTTGGGCTCCGCGCTCAATCAGGTGCCGCAGTGGGTCTACATTGCGCTCGGTGCCGCAGGGCTCTACTTCGCCTATCAGGCTTACAAAAAGAGCGCGACGCGCTCCGAGCCGGCGACGAAACGCAGCGCGGAACTGGCTGCCAACGCCCGGCACAAGCGCAAATCAAGCCGCCGTCAAAGGCGCTAACGCATGACCAGCCTCGAACAGATTGCTGGCTACTTCAAGCTGGAATTGCTCCCTCCGGGGACCGACGAGCAGACGCGGCTCGACTACCTCGTGAACTGGGCAAAGGCTGCCGAGACGGTGATCAGTAACCTTCCCGAGCCGAACGACATCGACGGCGCGGCTGTGCAGACAGCGGTCGAGGTCATTGGCAACGAGATCAGCAATCGCGCCGACGCGGTGCTTCAGACTCTGCAAGGCAACTGGGCAAAAATACCCGCAGCACTCGCGCCGCCGTTCAGCTCCGTCAGCGCCCGCAATCTCCTAATCGGAGCATTCATCACCGCGACGGCAGGCATTGGCCTTCACGCCCCGAGCCAGCGCGCAACGCTACAGGCGCTCGGCAAGTGGACGCCGGCCGGCGCAGAGAGCGACTATCGGTATCGCCTGGGAGTGTTTCAGGGCATTACGAAGCTCGCATCGAGCGGCGTGCTCGACGTGCTCGTTCCGCATCCCGACGAGCCCCCTCCCCTCATGCAGAAGGGGCTGGTGACGGGAGCGTCCGCAATGACGAAGGCGTGGATTGCAAAGCAGGACAAGCTCGCATCCCAGCAAGGCTTGGGCTTCGAGCCGATATCTGTGACGACCACGGTCGTCGTCGTTGCCAGCGTCGTCGCGATCCTCGCACTGTGTGTCGTCGCGATTCTCGCTTTGCGGTCGTACAACAAGATGATGGACGTCTGCATGGCGCGCAGCGACTTGCCGCAGTGGCAGCAGGACATTTGCCGCGACGTGGCCAATGGTCCCGAGAAAATGTGGAACGACGTCGTAAAATACGCCGCTTTGGTCGCTGGGATTGGGCTCGCGGTGTACTTCCTGCCGACCATCGTGGGCAAAATGAAGCAGGCGCGGCACGTAGCTCAGGAGGCGTGAAGTGTTCTATTCGCGCTGGCGTCCAGACACCGGAGGCTACGACTACTTCGCGACAGCGGAGCGGCGTGGCCTGGGCGATGACATGCCGGTCCCCCAACTGGTGCCGGTGAGCAACCTGGGGGTCGCCAGCACCGACGCCGGACGCGCTCCCGATGGCCCGATCACCAAGGTGGGCTCGGGGCCGTTTGCGAAGGGCGCGATCATGCGCTTGTCACGGCAGGGCCTCTCGGGAAGCGGCGTGGGGTTCAGCTTCAGCTTTTCCGGGCTCGCCATGCTCGTCGTGGGCGCCCTGGCGGGGTTTTGGATTGGGAAGCGGTGGAAGCCATGAGGATGCCCGAGACGCGCGTCGGTAAGACGCTGGCGACGCTCGCGGGCGTCGTAGCCTTAGCGACGGCCGTGGGCGGTTGCGTGCGGTCGTGGCACGAGGCCGCGGCGGCCAAGCAGCTCGCGCTCGACGAGCCCAAGGCGCTCAAGGCGTACGAGGCGCTCACCGGGCAGGTAAAAGACCTCCAGGCCGAGGTGAAACAGCTCCGCGATTCTCAGGTGAAGTTTGCCGGGTACTTCGAGGGATACTTGCTCGCGCGTGGCGCGACGGAGCTGCCGAGCAAGGAGCTGGCGGTGCCCGACGCGAAGCCCGAGCCCAGCTCGCGGCCTCCGCATTCGGTTGCGCTCTCACCCAGCGCAAAGCCGTACGCGCACTCGGCCAGGCTTTTCATTTTGCCCCCGGTGCCGCGCCCAGCGGCGAGCAACGAAGCGATGCGCGCGCCTCCGGCACCCTCGGAACTGGGTTGGGAGCAGTGATGCGCTACACCGTCCGCTACCTCGCTGGAACCTACGAAGGCGAACGCACCGTCTTCGCCGAGGACGAAGACCACGCTATCGCCAAAGTGAAAGCGTGGGTGCACGCCCAAATGTCCGTACCCATGTACGCCCAGGCTTACGAAATCGTTGAGGTCGGCGAGCCCGAGCCGAACCGCTGTCGCCGCTACACGCGGAATGCCTCCGAGCTGACGCAAGCGCGGAACGTGCGGCGCACGTTTATGGATCGCGAGCCCGAGCACAAGGAGCAGGTGCCTTGGGAGTGGCCTCGGACCATGCAGCACATTGGCCAGTGCGAAGCGGTCATGTATTCGTCGGACAAGTGGAAAACCAACGGGCAAGCCGAGGACTACAAACACGTCGCCGAGGGCAAGCAACAGCTTCTGGTGACGCCGGGGTTCGTGCGCGAGTACAACCGGCCGCGTGTAGAACTAGGCGTCGTCGGCCCAAAGGTCAATCTGAACGACCCGATGCCGACTCACTTTGCAGTGCTTGCCAAGGTGCTGGGCTTTCAGGCGCGACTGTTTGTCGGCGATGACGACAAACAGCAACTTGGCGACGAGAGCCTCTACCAAATCGACGTGGCAGGAGCGACGCTGGGCGCCGCCAAGCATCCCGAGACTGGGGAGACTTTTCTGATCATCTACACCGACAGCGGCGCGCACTGCGTCATCACGGGCGCCGTGCTGGACATCGAAAAAGACGGGATCGTAGGCTGAGCGAATGTCGTACCACGCACTTACGCATACGGCGCTGGGCGCGGACACGCTCGAAAAGTGCGGCCAGAAGCTCAAATCCGCGGACATGAGCACCAAGGCGGGACGCGAGCAAAGCGTAAAGACGGGAGCCGAGTGTGCAGCAGACGGGTACTGTGCCGCGTACAAAGTGCCCCCCGGTGTGTGCGGACCGATTGCCAAAGGCGTCGTGGGCGAAGCAATCAAGGTGTGGAATAGCATCTTCGGCGACGACAGCGCACAGCGGGCCGCGCTGCAACGGCGGAGGGAGTCCGCTACCTACGGCGCTGCGCGCGAGAAAATGATGGATCTCGAAACGCAGATGAACGCGGACCTCGCGGCCAGCGCCAAGAAGCTGATCGATTTCTACAACCAGATGGTTCCCAGTCGCAAAGGAAGCCAGGGCGGCGGGCCGGCGTACTCGCAACGGTTTGTTACGTGGAACAAGAATGATGGGGAGACAGAAATCACCATCACGGGATACGAGAAAGACACCCCGATGCGCTTGCGGCTAGCCGCGAACGGCTTGCTGCACGAGACAAAGTGGATCGCGCCGTTCGAGCTGGATCCCAAGCACGTAAACTACTATCCGATCCAGCCGCCCAACTTGATGGCCCGCATGCAGGGCGGCATGGGCATGCCAGCGCCCGCCGATGCGTGGGTGAACGGGCGGTTGGCGGAGTTGCGGGCTCCGTGCATGAAGTTGAACCCGGCGTTACCAATGCAGCAAGGGCTCGTGCAGCAAGCGTTCTGTTTACAGAAAGTACCAAGCACGACTGTACTGCGCACCCAGTACGCACAGTCCCTCGACGGCATCGTGATTCAGTTCTACGAGACACTCGCGACGGCCGAGATGCTAGTCCGCGCCGCCATCGCAGCCGAAGCGATCAAGGCGCGGGTACAGCAGCACACGACCGTAAGCGTCACAAGCTCTGGCACATTTGCGAGCGCGAGCGGAAAAGCCGCGGCACTCATTGTGTTGGCGGGAGCCGCTGCTGCGGCACTGGTCCTCTATCAGAAAAGAAAGTGAGCACGAGATGACGTATGCAGCGATGAGCGGAAGCGGGCTGGGGATGACGACGAAGATGAAAGGGGCGCTCGCAACCCTGATGCCGATGTTCGGTGTCTGCAACGCCGTGGTCGGTCAGGGCAAAGTCGGCTCCGCCGAGTACCAGAAGTGTTTGGACAAGGCAAAAGCCCAGCTAGCCGCGGGCGTGCCAGAGCAAGCTGTGAGGGACGCACTGCTCGCCGAGAAGCAAGGCCGAACATGGGTCATGTATGCCGGAGTCGGCGCGCTCGTTTTGATCGGCGGAGCCTGGTGGTTCACGCGGAAAAAGACGACCTAACCGATCCCGCGACCGATTTCTTGACTTGCGAGTAGGGCTCTCGGTAGCCTCCGAGTCACCGCAAACTACCAGTTGGAGCCGTCGGGCCGCTGGATGCACTGGCGAGAGCCGCAGGAGTGCGTCCGCAGATGGCCACGATAGGCAAAGCATTCAAGATCAGTCCGAAGCAGGTGAAGGGGTACGGCTACGCGAAGCCGAACCCCGGCGTCACTGCGATTGCGGCGATCAACGGTCGCGGCGCCTACGGCCGTGCCAAGTCGGCGAGGTCCGCCATGAGCGGGCTCTCACAAAGCGCGCGTGTGAAGCGTGCGAGGCAACTAACGGAAACCGAGCGTGCGCAGTTCGCGGCACGGGTACAGCAAGCGAAAGGTCAGGGCATGTACTACATGAACAAGGGCAAGGCGGGTACTGGGCATCGCAGCGCAAAGGCGATCCGCGCAGCGAGGCAGAACATCAAAGCCGCCCAGGCCGCGCGCGCAGCGTGGGGACGCAAGCTAACCCCGGGTGTTCGATACCGGATTGGGGAGGCAGCATACGGAGAGAAACCGGGCGCGCGCAAGCTCGTCACGGGAGTTTACGCGGCGAACCGCCGAAGGAGACTGGCAGCAATGTTCAACATGAATCGAAAGCGCCGCGTGAAGCGCCGTCAAACCGCAAAGCAGCGCGCAGCGAGCCTGCGCAACTTGGCCAAGGGTCGGCGCAAGCTCAGCCCCAACCGCAAGCGCCGGGCAGCTCCGAAGCGCCGGGCCAAGGCAAACAAGCGCACCAGTCTGCGTCGCAACAAGAGCGCCAAGCGCGCCGCGGCGGCTCGCAAGGGCTGGCGCAAGCGCAAGCTCAGCCCCAACCGCAAGCGCCGGGCAGCTCCGAAGCGCCGGGCCAAGGCAAACAAGCGCACCAGTCTGCGTCGCAACAAGCGCGCGTACAGGCGACACCTCAAGCTCAACGCGAATGGGCGTCGCTATGGTCGCAACGCCTTCCGCAAGAACCAGTGGAAGGAAACGCTGATGGGGGCGCTCAAGGCAGGCGCGTTCATCACCGCCGGGTTTGTCGCCCAGAAGGCGATCAGCAAGGTGCTCAGCGACTTCGTGGTGGACAAGATCATCGGCACGGCTCCCGCAGCGGCCACCCCGACCACCCCGGCGGCCACCCCTGCCGTTTCTGGGTTTGAAGCCCTCCAGCCGTACAAGGGCATCATCGCGAGTGCGATGGCCGCGGCGCTGGGCATCGTCGCCACCGGCTACGTGGTAAAGGACGTGGAAACCAAGAAGCTCGTCATGGGCGGCATGGCGGCCAGCTTCGTCCACACCGCGCTCGTGCAGATGCTCGCGAAGACCGCACCGACCGCAGCCGG